TTCTTTGGATATGTCGTATATCCTGAAGTTTGTGTTATTGCTAAATCCGAAGGATTCATTTATGGAGCTCATCTTTGCAGAAGCAAAACCAGGGTCAGCTACAATATCATAAGTAAACAACTTCTTCAATGTAACAGTACCATCTGATTCAGTGACACCTGCTGCCCTAGAAGAGACAAACAACGGACATCCGTCATTAACAAGTGCTTTGGCTTCCTTACCCCAGTAAGTATTCAATAGTCTAATCTGTCCATCTACTCTGTTTCCTTCTTTGACATAGTATGCCTTTTGGATTAAGTGAGATGCTCTAGATAAGGAGGTATCGAAGACGTCCGGGTGATCGAATTCACCATAAACTACACCCATCGTACTTATTCTCTCGTTAAGCTCTTCGAGACAAGGGATAAACTTATCAGCGGTATAGATTCTTTCGTTTCTATTTTTTACACCAAATTCAGTGAAAACACCACCTAAAAGATATCCTTTTGAATCGCCTTGAACTGACTCGTTCATTGTCAACGGTTTGCTGTTATTTTCGACAATTAATACGGGTTTCATTTATTCAAATAGATAATTTTTTTGATAGGGTATATATAACACTTAAAAAACCTTTTTTTATTAAAGGTGGATTTTTTATGCTTTTACCAAACTTTTACAAAAAAATCTAAATAAATAATAGTGTTTTAGGAGTGTAAACAATAATGATAAGAAACGAAAAATATAGTATTACAGTAAACGCTGCTAACTTTAAACATTACGCTAAGTGGTTTACTAATCTAAAAGTGGGTCAAAATATAGAGTGTGATATAACACAGTTACTACCTAACAGCCGTGTTAAAATTCATGTTATATGTGACTCATGTGCCATAGAAAAAGAAATAACCAACAAAGATTATAATAGCTATGGTTACACAGATAATGTCTACTTTTGTCGAGAATGTAAGAGAAAGAAAAACAACAGAGAAAAATGGGGTGTCGACAATGTTTTTCAACTACCAGAAGTCAAGAATAAAATAAAGAAAACAACCCTGTCAAAGCTAGGTGTTGATAATGTCTCAAAGTCAGATATCATAAAGGATAAAAAGAAAAACACTAATCGAAGAAAACATGGTGTCGATTGGCCTCAGCAGTCAACTGAAATAAGAACTAAAACGACTCAAACACTAATTGATAAATGGTCAGTCGATAATATCTCTAAATCAGATATAATTAAGCAAAAAAAGATTACAAACTATCTTCAAAAAACAGGATATGAATTTTCTTTCCTTAACCCAGAAGTCAAAGACAAAATAATTCAGACTACAATTAAAAATTGGGGAGTTACTTATTCGTTGTCTTCTTATATTATAAAGAAAAAGATTTCTGAGACAAATCTTCGGGTATATGGCTTTGATAATCCAAGCAAGAATTCTATAGTCTCAGCTAAAATAAGTTCGACAGTTTCTGCTACATTAAATAGCAAGACATTTGAAAACATACAAGGCTTGATATCTATCGATAGTCAAGCTAGGTTATTTACTATAAAGTGTGACAATTGTGAAAATGACTTTGAGATAACATGGTCACTCTTCTATAAAAGAAGAGAAACACAAACTGTTATTTGTACGAAATGTAACGAAATTGATAAGCATCAATCTGGATTAGAATTATCACTTTTTAATTTCATAAATTCACTGGTTCTAAGTGGTGTCGAACAAAATGTAAAAATTGGCGGTAAAGAAGTAGATATTCTAGTTCGAAATAAAAATCTAGCTATCGAGTTTAATGGTTTGTGGTGGCACTCAGAGCTTTATAAAACTAGGAATTATCACCGAGATAAAACACAAATATGTCAGAATCATGCTATATCTTTGATCCACGTTTGGGAAGATGATTGGTTATACCGAAATGATATTGTGAAGTCAATGATTTCAAATAAGCTTGGACTGACACTAATTAAAATTCCAGCAAGAAAATGTATTGTGAGCTTTATAGAAGATAAGAGTCTAGTATCTGACTTCTTAGAAAGAAATCACATTCAAGGTAAAGTTTTATATTCACAAGCAATTGGATTATTTCATGATGGTAAACTAGTTTCACTAATGACATTCATTAGGAGAAAAGAAAAAGTTGAACTAAATAGATATTGTGGCTTATTAAACTGTGTTATTGTTGGTGGAGCTTCAAAGCTATTTGAATTTTATAAGAAGCATTATACTGGAGAAATATACACTTTTAGTGATAATTCATATAGCAGCGGAAATATCTACCAGTTATTGGGATTTGAAAAAGAATACGAATTAAAGCCAGATTACCAATGTCTTGAGTCTGGAGTTCGTTTACACAAATTTAATTTTAGGAAAAAGAAACCAACAGGACCAAAGGTTTGGGACTCAGGTAAAGTCAAGTACAAGATAGTGGTTTGAAACTTATCATAAAAAAGCCACTATATATCTTTATGATTATTACGAGAGAGGCTACAGTCAAGATAAATCAAACTAATCTTAGTTACTTTGAATCGTTGGGTTACGAAACACATATTGGTGAGAGTCTAGTTATACCAGTTGAGTTACTTTCTACGGGTAGTCATCAAAAAATATTATGTAAGTGTGACTCGTGTGGTACTGTAAAAGAAGTCATATTTAAAAACTATCTGAAATATGGTAACAAGTGGGGCAGTTATTATTGTAGAAAGTGTTCTGAGATAAAAAGGAAGCGGACACTCAATCTAAATTTCGGTGTAGATTATCCAATACAAAATAAAGAAATTAAAAGTAAAATCATAAAATCTCTACATAAAAATAAAAAAACATTATGAAAAAATTAATACTACTTATATTTTTAGCTATATCAAATTTTTGTTTTTCGCAGACAAAAACTGAAAACTATATTCAATCAATTAAAGAAATAGCGATAAAACAATCTCGTGAAAACAGAATACCCGCTTCTATTATAATCGCACAAGCAATTATCGAGAGCGGCTCTGGGACCAGCATACTCGCTACTAAAGCAAATAATCATTTCGGAATAAAGTGTAATTCAGATTGGTCTGGGAGATTTATTAGAAAAAACGATGATAAGCCAAATGAGTGCTTTCGTAAGTATGATAACATACAACAGAGTTTCGAAGACCATTCAAAAATACTCAAAACTAGAGAAAGGTATAAGTTTCTTTTTAAGTATGATACTAATGATTATATAAGCTGGGCATATGGTTTGAAAAAAGCTGGATATGCCACAAACCCCAATTACCCAAAGATTATTGTTTCAACCATTAATAAGTATAACCTTCAACAATACGATGTCTATTAAAAGCTGAATTCACCTCCACCTTCTGCTGCTGGTGGTGTTTCTCCTCCAGCCGGTGCTTGCGCTTGACCTTGCGCTGCTGGAGCCTGTGCTTGAGCGCCCATTTCACCTCCTAATTCACCTCCACCTATTTCACCGCCTCCTGTATCTGCGCTTGCCTCACCACCTTCCGCACTACCTTCGCCGCCTTTGAATTTAATCCAGTAAGATTTATTTTCTTCTTTTTCTTCGGTTGTTAGCTTTAGGTATTTGTCTATCAAGAAGTCAATATGGAAATAAGGTTGTCCGTCGGCTGTTTGTACACTAAGTAGAGTGGTTAATATACCAACTCGCTTTTCTATGTTTGCGTTTTTCTTCCATTCTTCGAAAAGTGTGTTAGAATAAAAATCTATATCAACTTGATTAAGGAATACTTCATCTTCTTTTAGTTCTGGAAATTCCACACACATTTGTAATCTGAGTGGTTTTACTATTAATTCCTTGAAGTTAGCTCTTAATCTACCTATAAAGTTAGAGAACATTACTTCATCTCTTGTTACTTCAGATGCTTCAGCATAAACATTTCCACCGCCGGTATCTTTTTCTAGTCGCTGACCTGGTATTTTTGATGCTCTTTTTAAAGCATTATAGAACCATTGTAGCATATCATTTTCATTAAGGTTATGTCCCTGTGCTGTTAGAAGTTCCATGTTAGGAGTGCCTGCATCACCTTCCGGAAACCAAACTTGTTTATTATAAGGAAGGTGCTTTCTTCCATTTATAGTAAGTGTACCAAGAGTATCATCCCATTCTACTTCTTCAGAGTAGTCAGCAATTAGTTGTCCTATTTGTTCTTCTGCACGTTGTCTAGATAGTCCTTTTACAGGGACAGTAAACTTGTGGTAAACAACAGCATTTACTACATTGAACATAATTCTTGTTTGTTCGATAATCTTCAATTGGTTGTAGGGTTTGATGAGACCTTCTACATAAGAGGTTTCACTATAGTCATTTTGAGTAGAGTAAGAGATAAACACAATCTGTGAATCTAAGAATATTCTCCTTAATTGTGGGTCTTCGGGATATTGAATCCAAAGTCTTCCAATACTAGGTTCGAATCCTGGTACTAGTGTTTCTGGTCTTAGTCTGTTGAAATAAATGATATTTTTCTTTTTATCATCCCAAACTATTTCAAGTGCTACGTAACCATCAATCAAAAAGTCTTTCATGAGATTCCAAGCAGTGATGCCATCAGAGAATCCAAAAGCTCTATAAATCTTTTCGAAATATTCTTGGTATTTGTCTTGTACATCCTGTGGTAGATCGTTACTCAAATGTCTAGGTGAACAGAAGTCTTGTTCATCATTAAAGATTATCGATTCGTCAGTGACTCTAGCCACAAAGTCCCTGATTTCATCTTTTATTGAATATTCCCTGAGAATCCTCCTTTTATCAGAATATGCTCTGTCTAAATAAGGAATCGACTTAGAGTTTAAAACCTGGGCAACTGCCCTTTGGGACATAAAGCCATACATGTCACCCGATTTGACTGCATAAGGGTCTTCGTTTATTCCGATACCGACTGTGTTTCTGACAATCATATCGTCATATTTCATTCCCCATGAACTAAGGTTTCTGAGTATTTTACTAAATACTCCTTTATTTTCTACGGCTGATGAAACAGCGGATTGTGCGTTTGATGGATTATAAGATGCCATGTTGGTATATATTAAAAACTATGTCTTTATTTTCCATATTTTTCAAAGCTAGTTTTTATTCTATCTATATGGTCTTTCAATAAGTCATATTCTTCAGATATATCTTTTTCTACATCATACAAATCATTTATCATAAGCTTTGACATTTCCTGATGTCTCTTGAAATGTTCGTCGAATTTAGCGGTCCAAATAGAATATAATTTTTTCGGATCATAAATATTTATAGGATGCCCAGCATTTAAAAATCTCGGTATTTGAGACATAGCAATTTTATGTGCTATTTGGATTTGTGAGACGTTATACTCAACGATGGCGTATTCGAATCCCCACTTTATTAATTCTTTATAAACACCTTCGTAGGTTACTGGTAATAAGCTATCTGACTCAAAGTCTTGTTCTTTTATGAATTTATCAAAAATTGTTACTCTTACCTCTAATGGTATGAAATTCAAGTTTACTGCTAGAATAACAATAATATTGTTAAACTTTTTGAATGATACCGTAAACACTGGTGAGTATTTCATCCAATTCGAATCGTCTAGATAGTGAAAAAAATAAAATCCACCTAAGTTTATTTGTCCTCTTGCTACTGGTCTTATTAACTCAGATGATTCTCTATAACTATTATAAAAAAATAAAGAATTATTTTTATAATTTTCTGCTTCTCCATTTCCGTAGACTAATTTTGATAATTTTACTCTTTCTAAAAGCTCACCCATGTAATATATATTAAAAAAACTCTAATGATAAATTCAGCACCTAATAATCCGAAGTACAATCAAGGCGTGTATCATCCAACCAATAAAGATAAAGTAATAAAGCTAAATGCAGTTGGTGGGCTTTATTATAGATCGTCACTAGAGAAAAAAATGATGCATTACTTAGATTTAAATTCTAAGATAAGGATGTGGGGAGCCGAAAACCTGAAAATACCTTATCAAAAAACTGAGTGGCACAATGAATCACAGCAATTGAAGACCACTGAACATATTTACTACCCGGATTTCTATTATGAAATTATAACAGCAGATGGCTCTATTGAAAAGGTTGTAGCAGAGATCAAACCTTATAGTGAGACAATCGAACCAAAACTAGCAAATAACCCAACTGCAAAGCAGCTTCGTAACTTTGAGTATGCACTTAAGATGTGGAATAAAAACCTTTCTAAATGGGAATACATGATAGATTGGTGTAATAGAAAAGGTATGAAGTTTATAATTATAACCGAAAAGATATTAGGTTAAAATCCAGTTGCTATATTATTACCAATTGAAGCAAAGACCTCATAATCTGAAAGTTTGAAATAAATAAACATTGCTTCTTGATAAGAAGTCAAATCTCTAGCAAACTCTACCTGTAAAATATAGTTCATATTTACAAGCTCAGGTATGTATTCTGCTATTTGTCTACTGATAACATCTTCAACGAATGGTGCTGAGACTTTAGTTTGAAACAAGAATCTTTCTAGGTCACATCCGAAGTTAGGAAGTCCTAAAACCTCACCTTTGTTTGTGAAAAGAATCATTTCATATTTTTGTATGATAACTGAAATAATATCATCTTCTATGATTCTCGTGTCTCTAAACTTTGGGTGTCCTGGGAATCTAATGTAGAAATCTCTAAAATCAATGCTAGCCATAAGTTATATATTAAATAACCTATCTCATCAATTTATTGATATTTCCTATGACAGATAATCCAACTACTATAGGATCATCTGATGATGTGGCTTGTAGGTTACCTGTGGCTACAATCGTATTTGCTTCAAAAAGATTATTTATCTTATCTCTTTTATTTTTAAAACACCAGTTAATGTAGGGGCTTCCTAGAACCTTTAACATATCTGTGATTCTATCTGGTCCGAATTTTTCGAATACAAAGTGATATATCTTTTCGTAGTCGAGTTGTGAATCATGAATCATTTCAAACAATTGAAGTTTCGTTTCTTCTTCTACTAGACCACCTGTTTCTACCTCGCCTGTCTGTGCAAAATATTGTATCTTATTATAAAGGCTTCTAAAGTCTGGATAACAACTATTTATCAATTTCACGAGAATATCACGTGTCATGTTAGTTATTCCTTCTTCTTGACAAACCTGCCCCATTATTTTAGTGTAAATACTTCTCTTTAGAAATCTCTCTTCTTCTTGATTTTGGGCGTCGAAATTCACAAGTAACATTCTTGATTTTATTCCATCTGAAATTTTATCGATATGATTTGTGTTAAGAATGAATCTCACATTTTTGTTTGAATATTCTTCTATGTAAGCTTTTAAGGCATCTTGGTATTGTTGTGATGTTCTTTCAAATTCATCTAAAAAAACATACTTCATATCTGTCTTTTGTGTGACATCACCAAGTAAGTCTAGTCCCATATAAACTTGCGAACAAAAATCATCTACTTTGCTCCTGAGTGTATCAATTGATGTATAAAATGAGCTATTTATCTCTAGGAAAGGCTTATCCTTTGACCATTTACCAATCAAAATCCTAGCAAGAGTAGTTTTTCCAGTTCCGAAGTGTCCGTAGAGGATCACATTTTGTGTTAGACCTCTTTCGAATATTTTGGCGATTCTAGGTAAAATTACCATGTCTTCTATGGTTTTTGGTCTCCATTTTTCGTTGAGAAGTAGTTGCTTCATATTATAAATTGTCACTATTATAGGTTTTAGTGTGATAGAAGACTAATATATAGATTATGAAATTAATTAAGACATTCGAGCAATTCAGTGAGCAAGGTTTACTTTTGCCAGAATTTGAAAAATACTTACCAAAAAAACTAGAGGTATATAAAGAGTTAGATAATGAAAAACTCTTCAGAACCTTTAGCATCGGAAACATCATGAGAAATGCAAACATGACACAGATTATCTATTCTGCTGATAAAACTATGTTTGGACATCCTGATGAAATGTCAGTTGATATATATTATTACAATAATGATGGCTTGAAGTTGGCGTTTGATATCATTTATGGTGATGTTGTTTCTTGTGAGTTTTCATGTGCTCCTCCAAATAAGGTGAGTATAATTCAATTCACATCTAAAGGATCTAAGTGGGATTCTTCCAATACGGTGTTTGCTTTTTCTGATTCAACGATAAAGTATCTATGTGATTTTATTAATCTTATAGAAGGATTTAATGTTGTTACAAATGATTTTAACTTCTTATCTAAAAGATAATTTTCACAGGACAAGTAAATTATCGAAAAAAAGAAGGTACAGCTTCGACATCAATAAAAACAAAAATATATAACCTATTCTTATGAGATTCAAAAAACTAATACTAGGCGAATCTGTAATATCTAACTCAGATAAAATTGAATCTGTTTTAAATCAGCATAAATTTTGGTGGTTAATCGACTCTGAAGTTGAAGATGCTATTATTGAAATCCGTAATAATACAATTATATGGCATTCCGGTAATTATTACTCAGGTAGATGGCATTACGGTATTTGGAAATCTGGTGATTTCCATGGTACATGGGTTAATGGTATTTTTGAGAAAGGCAGGTTTGTCGGTAAGTTTCTTAGTGGTATAATTGACGACCACTTAATCCAAAAAAATAAAACTTAACAAATGAAAAGAAGGAAGACACTATTGGAGAAAGAAGAAATTTTATATAGCTCAGATAATTTTAGAATACTAAATGAAGGAAATCAAGTTATATTCGAAATATGGGGATACACAACTTTAGATTTAGCAGAAGCTGTTTCTTTATTGATTATACATGGTGTTGGTCCTTCTGATAAAGTTTGGGAATTGCCTACTTCTTTTTTTGATAAGAATATTTTTTCAGAAAAAAGTTTATACTGGCTAAGTGGTGGTGATTCTGAATGGATAACTTTGGAACATTACTCCGACTCTTGGTTTAATTGTCTTTTCGACTTTTGTAGCAAGTGGTCTAAGTCGATAGAAGAATCAGTTGAGAAATCAAACACACTATCAGACATTCGAATTCATTTCGAAGAAAATTTGAGTCTTTTAAAAATTTATGACTGGGCGATAAGTAAAGGTTTTGTAAGGTAGTTTTTTTATATATACCTTCATGAAATCAGTGTGTCAAAATAAATGGTGTAAAGCAACCTTCGAATTAAAAGAGGGAGATCAATCGCCAGTTTGTCCTAAATGTCTTTCAATGTCAAATGAGCTTTCGGGTGGTGTGACATGGGAAGAAAAAAAGTACGAGGGTAGTAGATGGGATGGACTACCTCATATAACACAAATAAAAGTAAACAGAGATTATAAATGAAAGCTTACTTCGTAGACCTAGATTGTCTAATAAATGTCAGTAACCAAGTTTGGGTAGTAGATAAAAACAAACCAAACATACCTATAATGAAATTGAGTAAAGAAGACTTCAATTTATTCAAGAGTGGCATTTATAAATCACAAGGTAATAAGATAACCTTCAATGGTCAAGTATTCTGGTTACCTAATGAATTTTATGATAAGCTAAAAGTAAAGCTTAAAAACGCTAACTCTAGCTTAGGTAATTTGGCTATTTCTCTACAAGAGTTTATGAATAAGGATCTTATTGATAACTTAGAATTTACATTGGATGAGTGGATGATTTCTAAGCTCAAGAATAAAGTAGATGATATCTACGTTGTTTGTTCCAAACAAACCAAAACAAACTGGGAGTTCATAATTAAAAAACTAACTGCTAGCCTTTTAGAAGAAGGTATACAAATAAAGGACTTTTATTATATATCAGAGACATTTTATAATCAAAAAGACGATGATATCGTTTTCAAAAGGGCAAGACTTTGGTTGCAGCATTTAGTTGGATACAAGACAGATGGATTGAAATTCATTGAGGAAGAACCTATACGTTATGATGAGATTATAGCTTATGATAATCACAGAATAACTTTAGATCTAAAAAAAGACTTGAATTCTATACTCAAGACTATACTAGGCAAAACACCTGAGTCATTATCACGAGTAATAAAAGAAAACATAGACGATTACAAACCAAAGCTCACTCTAATTTGGCTTTCTGAAAATAAGGTTAATCGCGAAAAGCAAGACACAATATACTTAGATTACTCTAACTTAGTAAAAAGTTTCGAGAAGTTTTTTTATAAGAGTTAAGATTTGTTTTTTAGATAAGAATCAATCATGTCGTTAAGATTCCTGGTGTCTGTTATTTTAACATCTTCTTTGTCTTCTTGAATTTCTTTTACTTCATCAGAAGTTATTTCATTCAAACCAAGGTCTTTTCGCAGTTCTTTATAAAACTTTTCAAGATCAGTTCTTTGTGTAGATGAGAATTTTGAATTCTCTCGTATTTGAGTGATTGTTTGGTTTACAACCTCATGCATTCTTGCTGAGTTATCACCATTGTCAACTTGTCTTAATTGTGTTAGAAAGTTTTTTCTCGTCATTTTGGAAAGAAAGATTGTTTCTGCGTAGATTGCAGCATCTTCTTTCATTTTATTTTTAATATACTTGTGTTCTATAACTTTTTTTGCATCACCTAGATAAAGGTCGACGAGACTTTCAAGTAGAGAGGAAGCTTGATCTATTGACTCAGTAATGTCTTTATCGTAGTCATAGATTTCTATTTCCCCGAGGTCTGGTAAATCATCTCTTTTTGCAAGGTACTTAGAAACATCTATTTCTTGTTCTTGTTGAATTC